CTGTCCTTGACATATTGTCGCTAGGGTGTCCGTAATCAAGTCCTCGGTCTTGGATAGTAGCTCTCGCTTCGTTGAGGTAGTCTCTAGCATTCATCGACTCACCTGCTGTAGAGATTCGTAATACTTGCGTACTGCCTTACGTCCTTTGACGTAACCATCGTGGTAGCCAGAGTATCGCCCTAAAGCGAATGATCCGAATACCAGCAATAGTGTTATTAGCTGTGCAACTGTCATGATTGAGCCCCTTCTAGTAGTTCCAGCAAGCATGGCAAAAGCCATCGCTGGTTGATTCGTCTGTAAGTGCATAGCCGTCTGCGTTCCATAGGGATTCAAACGCATTTAAGCAGCTGACGCATTGACCCTTAAAGGTCATAACAATTGCGCGGCGCTGAATTGGAGTAACTGTGTTCATTTTGAGCCCTTTCTGTTGGTGTTAGGGCAAGACTACATGAGCCTTATCAGGCATCCACCTTTTTTAGATAACGAAATGATAACGATTTGAGAAGGATCTTCGTCCTCAAAGACTGGACTAGCGAATCCGTCCATAGACCTTGCCCTGCACAATAAACGTGCCGTTCTTCTCTATGTTGATTATGTCCACTTGGACGTTAGAACCCTTGACATACATGATGGCAAAGGCTTGCTGCCAATTCGCCGTTCCCTTGGTGTATGAGGCTTGTCTGAAGTCCATTAGATTACCTACCTCAACTCCATGTAAAACACGCCCTAAACGCCCGCCAGAGGCTTCTGTGAAGGCGCTACGCCCTGCCCTATGGGTATGACCAGAGATGACGTTCTTCCCATGCCTACGAGCCGCTTCTAGGGCTGATAAGCCCCCTAGCTGCTTAATGGGTGTGTGGTCTCCATGGACTGCTATCCAGTTGGGTGCGATGTTCATAGGGTTCTTATGAAAGGTTATGCCTAGCTCATCGAACTTCATGAACTTCTCGAAGCGAAGCTCTGGCAAGGATAGGAATGATGGAATCTTCTTCATGATGATGTTGTAAAGGCGGTCTGTGTGGTTAGATCTTATGCAGTCTGTGACCCCTAGTTCCCAGAGCAGCTCTACGCATCGGTCACGATCATCGCCAAGGCTTTGTTCATAGGCTTGAGGCGTACCTTCTGACCACTTGCTTATAGTCTGGAAGTCAATCTCATCGCCGATGGTGACAGTCTGGTCTGGCTTGAAGGTTTGTAAGAACTTAGCGATGTTGCGTGTGACATGCACGTCCTCGAAAGGCACTTGCAAGTCTGACAGTATTACGATTCGCTTAATCGTCATCCTCATCTTCGTAGGGGATATTATCTATGCGGTTAGGTAGGCTAGGCAGAATCCAGTCAGGGTAAGCATCACGTTCCATAATGATGCCTAGAGCAATATCAACGCCAAAGCCAGCTCTGCGCAAGGCGCGGTACATCTCATGCAACCCGATAGCCCACGCATCTAACGCGTTGTAAGTGTCTAGGTCTATGACCTTCTTCTTAGCCATGGCTTTATTATCGGTCTAGAAGTATGTTGTAAATCTCATCGACACGCGAATTAAGTCTCTTAATTTCAGAGAGTAAATGGGTAATGACGTACCCAGCCAAGCCACCCAAGATGCCTAGGCTTGCGAAGTAAAGGGTGAAGAAGTCGCTCTGTGTCATTTCTTAGGTGTTGCGTATCCGAATACGCCTGCGAGGACAGCCCAAAGGACAGAGCGATAATCAAGTGCAAAGTTAGATGCACCCCAAGCTGCTAGGAACGCACCTGCTGTCAGGATTGCTGGATTCTTCATGTTCATTATTCTCCGCCTATCATGGGTATATTAAAGAACGAGCCATCGAGATCACCCTTGCTCGTAAAGCTGATATGAAGATGAGACTTGTGGCTATTGCTTCCAGTATATTTTCGCCAAGTCCAGCGCCTCTTGGATGATGCAATTCGTCCATCGAATATAATGTATTTAATTCGTAAATCTCCAGACTTCGCACAGAGTCGAATCTGGTCAGCAAGGTATGGCATGAGGTCGGGCTTAGACTTTCCACAGAGATCGCGGTCAAGGTCAATGGCTCGAACAACTGATTTAGCACCTTTATCTGGGTTATGATCAGACTTAAGATGTGAATGTCGAGCATCACCAATCCAGCCGTCCGAGGTTCTATCTCGATCTGGGTACGAATCATCGAGCTGCTCCCTTAGTTGCTGCCCTGCCTTGCATAGCCATGCATTCATGCCAGTAGGAGCTTCGCCTCATCAGCAGTAATGCCTAGACGATCTAGCAGCGCAGCTTTAGCCACAGCGTTAGCTGCTGCCTTAGCATCTTCTTCAGCCTTCTTCTCGGCTGCTAGTTCTGCTGCGTAGGTCATCTCTGCAACCTCTGCGTCTGTCAATTCGATAATTGACTCCACGCCTGTCTCGCAGTTGATTTCGATTCTTGTTGGATTAGGCATTTTTGACTCCATATAGGTAGGCGGTTGAGTATTGTGCGAACCCTGCATCGGGCAGCAAGGTTATTCTGTTGATTGCGGCTGTACCTGTCCAAATGCCAGCAACCAAATCCATATATTGAGTCGTGGCGTTTGTCTCGGCAACTGTGTCAAAAGAGACTGACTTTTGATTTGATGAAAGATAGTTGGGTACATAAAGTTCAGCGTTACCAAATGTGCTAGCGGTTGCACCGCCGCCGTTTGTATTCCATAGGAGCATTTTATTTTGAGCTGTGTTGGCGTAACTAGCCGCCGATGCTCCGTTGCCTTCGATTGTTCTTGTTGAGTAATTAGTGCCTGAATCATTATTGAAGCGTAGATAAAGATATGCTCCCACCCCGCCTGTAGTGTCTCGGATTGAGCATTTGACCACTAGGTCTGTAAAGGTGCTAGGGATAGAGCTAAAGTCAATAGAAGCAGCCCCACCTGACCCGACTGTAGAAGAAGCGATTAACTCAAATGTGTTTGGCATTATGCGCTCGCAATTCCGTATAGGGTAAAGGTAGTACCAGCAGAAAAAGTAATCCCGCCTTGACCTGCAAAGAGTTGCAAGGTGTTGATTGCAGACGTTGAACGCCATAACTGCGCTGATGCTTCAACGTCAAAAGCAGCCCCACCATTACGAGCAATCATTGTCTTGAACGTGGTTGTGTTGGAATAATTTTGAAAGTTCATTATCCAAGTGCCGCTTGATGCTCCGTTTTGCTCAAAAAAAGTAAAGTAAGAAAAATTAGTGCGGCGAGTAGAAACTGCGGTGTTGTTAGTTTTTCCAATAATTGCTGTGTTACTGTAATTGTTGCCAGTATCTATTGAGCCGTTTCCAACTCGGGCTTCTACTGATTGAGCTGCGCTTGTAAAGAAATTACATACGACAACCAAATCTGTGTAGGTTGTTGGAATAGAACTAAAGGTGTAGGAGCTAACACTAGACCCCAGCGTGGTAGTGGCTATCGGCGTGTAGGTAGAAGGCATTTATCTATCCTTTGATTCCGTAAAGACCAATATGGCTGTACTGCTTAAACGCATCGGTAGAAGCAGGGTAAATCTTTATTGTGTTAATAGCAGAAGTAGAACGCCAAGAACCAGAGCGAAGCAAGATGTAACCTGATCCGTTTGCATCAGAACCAAGCAAAGAACGCATTGTCTTGTATTTGTTGGTGTCTGCATAATCTAAAAAGTCTGCAACGAAGCCGCCTGTGTAACTAGTGCTATTAGATTCGACAAAGCCTATCTGCATAAAGGAAGCGGAAGTTCCAGCACCCGCGCCAGCAGAACTGCCTTGTCCGTAAAGTTCGTGCCAAGAGTAATTCCCAGCAGTATCAGAATTAACCTGTGTAAGAATGTTTTGCTGGTTAGTGCAAAGAAGGCTGCCTCGGATTTGCAAATGTTTGTAGGTGCTAGGGATTGAACTGAAAGTAATGCTCGTTACGTTGCCAGTAGCGACATAAGTGGCAATAGACTCATAGGACGTGCCACCACCTGCGGCTGCGCCCCCTGCGTGTAAAGCAGCTATTTGATTAAGCAATTGCGCCTACCACGTACCATTGGTCTACGCCTGTCTTAATGCAGACTGCTGACTTGTACTGTCCAAGGGTAGGAGCAGCGGCTACTGCTCCCGCTGATAAGACTGTGGTTGTGCCTGATGTGACTGCGCTGATTGTGCATGTGCCTGCCCCGATGTTGAGGACTGTAATGGCTGTGCCTACTGGGAAGGCTACGCTGGCATTGGTAGGAATCTTGAAGGCAATAGCAGTTGCCTTGTTCATAATCTCTAGGACTTGGTACTGATCCGCTAGGACTGCTGTGTAGTCTGCTGTGTTCGCTGTGCCAATCGTAAAGGTTGGAAGGCTGTTATAGGTAGCCGCTGTTAATACGTCTCCTGTTGTGACTGGAAAGGTTGCCATGTTGCTCCTAATAACTCAATGTAGATGTGCCGATTATACCGTATGTACTGCTTCCAATAATGAAACCATCCACTATTGGCTCAAGCGTGGTGATTGCTACTTGCATCTTGTTCGCTGTTATATCCCAAGCAAAACCCTGCGCTTGTAATGTCTTGGTGATAGTCGAGCCTGATTCTGTGACGTTTGTGATTTCTAGGTTGTCAAAGTAATCAAGCCCAATAAGGGTGTCCGTTGGTACTGCTGGGTCTAGTAAGTCCACCAGCATCTCGTCAATGCGGATAGTGGTTTCCTTGCGGGTATTGACGTAGTTCTGGGCTATGCCTAACACGATGTCATCTGTCTGCGCCACAAGGTTCTCTTGTGTCAAGCTGTGTGGGAAATACTTGTCAATCGAGGACTGGCTATAGACCAGTTGAGCTGTGCCACCTACGCGGTTAAACTTGACATCGTTAATGATGAGCTTGTCATCGAAGGCATACTTGACGTTTCTGTAAGGAATCCCTGTGGTCTGGTTAAAGGCGATAGAAGGCTGACCAAGGCTAGAAGTAACCTCTGTGCGGTTGAGATATACGGCTGTGCCGTCTGCGCTCATGTAGAACGCTCCTAGCCCTTCAGAGAACTCTGCATTCTTAATCGCATCTAGGGTTGAGCGATTGGTTGCTGGATCAGCCACGCAGGTCGAGACTCCAGTTGAGATTGAGCGCATAGATGCAGGGAAGCTCACATTGTCCAGAATCTTGTTAATGCGTGTGCCTGTGTCTTGCCCTGCTGCTGTGTCTGGGATAGTGCCTACATTGGACATTTGCAAGAGACGAAAGCCATCGGTACACATAATGTCCACATAGGCAGTCTCCTGCCCTACAGGGAAGGTGTAGCGGTAATCATTGACATAACCAGAGAATAGGAAATGTTCTGCTGTAGCTGTGGTGGCAGAGATGCGCAGCTTACGAAGTGGCACAAGATAGCCAAAGTAAGGCGATGAAGAGTTCTGCGGGTTGAAGTAGCCTAGCGGGTCTAGGACTCGGACAATGGCTGTGCCAGCATCGTAGGTGTCCTTCATGACGTTACGACCACGCCTGATAGAAATGCTGTACACGTCTGGAGTCAAATCGACTGTTGGGATAATGACATCAGATGAGCCAAAGGAATTGACCCCGATGACTCCGTTATCTGGTGAACCAATCACAAAGCCTGACCCGAAGGTTGCCCCGCCAGAGAAGTCGAAGCTGACTGCTATCTGTGCGGGTAGGCTCATAAGAAGAATCCAGAGTAACGCTCTAGTTGTGCCACCTTGCCAGAAGATAGAGAACTGTTCTGTAGGTTGCGGGCAATAGTCTCGGTTAGGTCTTGCTCGGATATAACTGATCCTGCAACGTTCACCACAACTGTGCTGCCAGCGTTAGGGTTGTAACTCAAGCCTGTCATCTGGTTGTAGGAGATCATGCCGTCTGAAGGGTAAGCAGATACGTTTGTCGCTGGTGGTGTTGGAACGCTTGTGTTGCCTTGTGGCGATGTAGGTACTGGCGCATTGGTCATAATGGCTGCTGCCTTACCAGCCAAGTAAGACAGGTAGGCATCGAGATACTCAAATGGGTTGCGAGCATTAGGCAAAGCGGTTAGGAATCTAGCAAGGTTGCCTGAAGCATCTTGCGCCTTAAGAATCTGGTTAGTAAGGTCTCTGGCTACTGCTTCGTTGCCGTTAAGGATTGCAAGCTGCGCTTGAACCCGCATTGTTTCCTCTTGGGTAAGTTTGCCCTTAAGAGCTGCGACAAGTTGAACCTGTTCTAAGTCAAAGATTGAGGCAGACTTCTTAAGGCTGTTCTGCTTTTTCTGCTCTGCTGTCAAAGCCTTGGTAGATGCGACTTGCTTCTTAGTTAGGTCTGCAACTTGCTTGGCTCGCTTAGCGGCTGCTGCCTCTGCTTCGCGTTGCTGGCGTGTGCGGATTGCTGTACCTGCTGGTGAGGCTGAACGTCCGCGAGATACTGTTGGAGTACGGTCAAGGGTTCTGGCTAGTAAGCCATCTGCCCCAGTTAAACCACCAAAGGAAGTAAGGAAATCTAAACCTTTGTATAACTTGCTTAAGCCGTTAATGGCTTGGGCTGTAGCCATGGTAATGGCGTTAATACCCTTAGCAATATTCTCAATAGTCTTTTGTGCATCGCTAGCCTGTGATCCACCACCGAGGACTGCAAAGGCATCGACAAGACCTTTACCGATTGACTCTTTAGCGTTCTCTGATGAGACACGCAACACATCTAATTTATATGAAGTAGTGGTGAGGTAATCCTGCGCTGCGCCAGCAGACTTAGCCAGCATGATGCCCAGAATCTCGTTGAAGCTTTTGGTCTGTAGTTCTGCGCGGGTAAGCCCTGTGTTGTACTTGATAAGTCCACGAGTGATGCCGACATAACCTTTGCCTAAGTCTGTAGTTACTGTGGCTAAATCTACGCCTGTGGCTCGGCTAATCTGGATAGCATTGTTAAGCAGCTCTTGAGACTTGGTGAGTGATCCTGTGATGTTAAGTAAAGACTGGAAGGCTGGGCGAAGAATGTCATCAGCGATTGCTGCACTTCGCTCCAAGCCAGAAATAAAGTCTGCAACCTGTACTTTGGAGAAAGACAGCCCAAGGTTATCGACTGCGCTAGATAGTCTGCGGGCTGCCGCCTCATCGTCTGCAAAGGCTTTAACTGCTGCCTTGCCATAGGCTGCCATAGCCGATGCGCCAAGGGTAACGCCAAGTGTGCGCCCTAGCTTCTTGATTGTCTTGTCTAAGCCCTTGACTGACTTCTCTGCTTTGTTTAAGCCAGTCGCGTCCATGGTAGTGGCGATGCGGATTGCTAGGTCTGTCATTCCAGCCATTAGTCAGCCTTCCTTGCTCTAAATGCTATTTCGCCTCTGGCGTTAGACTTCTTTACAACCTTTTCGTTTGAGGCTTGTATAGCCTTCACAACTGCGGCAGTTGTCTTGCCTTGATCGTTAGCCCATGCTCTAAAAAGTAAGCGACCCTTGGTCTTGCGAGTTCTGCGACCTGCGCTGTTGGATTGCTGTGAATCAACCAATGGCGGTAGTGCGTTAATGAACTGCCGTCCTGCATTGGGGTTTGCAGACTTATTGACTGTCTTGTCCATCTGCCATTCTGTTATGAACTTGCCGTTGCGGTACTTCCTAACTCGCTGGGCTGGTGGTAATCCTTGTGGATTTTTACGCCCTGCGGTCTCGTAAATAGCACCAGAAGCAGATTTGTTAAAGATAGTGGCAAGGCTTCTAAAACCTCGTCTGTTTGGCTTTGTGGGGGTTGTGGAGTAGCCCAAGCCCTTCTTGATAAGCCCAGCGTTAAAGGCTCGATACTCCCAGATTCCTACTGCGTTGCCCCAGCCGCTTAAAGGCGAATCGCTCGGAACGAATCCTCTAGCTTGATTAACTACCTTGCGCAGATGCCCTGCGATTTCTTTCTGGGTTTCCTTGGCTAACTCTGGCGCATATTGCTTTAGGGCTTTGCTAAGAGCTACGGCGTTGTCTAGTTCTACTGGCATCGCTTCGCTCCTTTGCTATGTCCTTTAATACCTGTACATGAGCCTTGAAAGCCATCGGAGAAAGTTCCACGATGGTGTTGAACGGAACTCCATACTCGTAACTTAATCTAGCTGCGAGATAGGTGAGGGAGTTCCGATCTAACCTAAAGGGTCAGACTCTAAGACCTCAACTGACTTGAGAGTCTCTAGGAATCCTTCCCCAAAGGGTTTGACTGTTTCACCCGAACGTCTAATTGCTTCCCAGCACAGCCAGTATACGTCTGACTGCTTCTGATCTTCAATCAAGGCTTTGTGAAAGCCTTTCTTGGCGTATTGCTCAAAGCTGTACTCCAAGACTGGAGTTATCTCGAACTCCTGCACTTGTCCGTCAGCCCTTGTAACTTTGAGTTTTGCCATAGCCCTTATCTCCTTCTTACGCTGTTGTGACTGCTACTGTACCAGAGACGTTCCAAGTTACAGATTGTGTGCCAAGGTCTCCAACCGCGCCGTTGATGTCGGTGAGGTTATTGACTAGGCAGGTCATTGTGTAAAGAGGGTTTGTTGCTGATACTGCTGATGAAGTCTGCTTGGCTGTAACTGTTACGTTTGTGCCGTATGCAGCCTGTAGTGTCTGCAAGACTTCGCCTGTGGCTGTGTCGTTGAGGAAGTCGATAGTAAGTGATGCAGCCTCAAGACCCTTGACGAACTTGTGTCCTGAATCGCCCATCGCTGTTACTTCGAGTTCATCGAAAGTGCGGTTAATTGTTACTGCTGTTACGTGGTCTGATAGATCAACTGAATTGACTGTAAGAACCACGCCATTGTTTAGAAATACTGCCATTTCAGTTATTCCTCATCTTTCTTGGTAGTTGGTTTTGGTGCTGCTTTTACTTCTGGAGTTTGTCCGATTTTCGCAAGAAAAGCGTCTCGCTCCTTTTCCCAGTCGCTCATGACTAGCTCCATTCCGTTAGGGTACTGATTGCGACATCGCAAGCCAGTAAGTCTCCAGTAGGTAGGTTCAGCACTTTAGGGCTAGACACGCTGCCTACGTTGAACACAATGCTCGATGCTTCGAGCAGCTGGAAGAGGCGTACTACATCGTCCTCAATTCCTGCGAGGTTTCCTTGATTGTCCAGTAATGGCACAAGGATTGTGATAGTAAAGTTTGCTAGCGGTGCGATGGCTGTGTAGTCATTATTGCTAGGCACTAGGTAAGGATCAGCAGGGCTGACAATAACGCTGTTAGCGATAGGCGTAGCAGGTGGGAACGAGAACACGCTCCACTTGCTGTTGTCAGTCAGGGCAGCCGCTATCGAGCTGCGTAAAGTAGTTATCGCTGGCATCAGCCCACCATAGAGTTAGGGCTTAGGTAAGGCGCAAGTAAGCCACGAACGCGAGCCATGAGCTGATTTGACATGGTGTATGGGCTTGGAGCGTAGCCGTCAATAGATACGCCTTGACCTGTTGGCGCTTGACGCGCTTGCCAGATAGCCACGCTGATCATGAGGCTGGCTTCCTGAATGGCTGGGATGGTTGTGTAATCAACGTAAGTATCTGCTGCCGCTGTGCCGTAAGGGTTAATTGGGTGAAAGGTTGCAGGAGTGTTGTTGTTGCCTGTGATTGCATAGGTTACTGACTTCTCACCAACGCCTGTGATGGTCTTATTGCCGTTGTGCTTTGAGCCGCATCCTGTGATGTTTAAGACTTGACCAACGTAGAACACGTCTTGTACATAGTCGTTAAAGTAAGAAGTACCTGTGTGGGCTGTGTTGCTGTGTCCGATGATTGGAGTCGTGTTAGTCCATAGAAAAGGCAACAAGACGTTATCACTTGCATCGCAGACTGACTGCAAGACTGCATCAGTATAGAGAGTTCCAATACCGAGTGCGGTACGAAGCTCTGCGACTGTTGTGATGCTCATTGTTATCCTTTCTAAAGACTAGGGGAGCTGCAAGGGCTCTGGCAGCCCCCCTAGCGACTTAGGGTGTTGCTATTATGTAAGGTTGAACTTACGTACGCCCTTACCTGACTTAGCCAAGTAAATTGCGAGGTATCCGTAGAGGTTGATTTCAATCTCGCCAGATGTGAGGACGTTTACGCGAAGCTGGGTTGTTGGTGACTCCCAGACGTAGACTGATGATGGAGCAACGAGGAACGCAGAGTTATCTACGATGCCAGATGCTGCAATGTTGTGATCTACGATGAGGTCTGTACCAAGTACGCCACCTACAACGCTTGTAGCAACTGCGTTGCCTGATGCGTTCTGTGTTGCGCCTTGTGCTGAGTAAAGTGCGCGACCTGTTGTGTCAGCGTATCCTGCGATTGCTGCCCACTGGTCTGTTGATGCAACAAGCTTGTTAGCGAAGTCTCCGCCTGTACCCTTGTATGCGGCTGCGCCTTCTACAGAGATGAATGACTGGAGTCCTGCTGCTGTTGCTGCTGTTGTAGCGGCTGCTGTGCCGTCAGCAATGAAAGCGTTGAGAAGTGCTGTATCTGTTGCCTTCTCGTATGCCTTGCGAAGTTCTGCCATCATGAGTTCCATGAACGCAGGTGATGAACGATCTACAAGCTCGAAAGATACGCGCTGTAGACCAGAGAACTTGTTAATTGAAACTGTGTCATAAGCAGATGTCATGCCAGTCTCTGATGGTGCTGCACCTTCGTTGGTGTCTGCAACTGTTGGAGCGACATCAGCAGATGAAGCGTTTGTGTAAAGACGTGGAACTGTGAATGACATTCCAGAGTCAATAAGTGCCTGACGTGTTGCTGCCTCGAACGCTGGACGTCCTGTGAAGGTGTCTGTGATGAATGTGTTGAGGTGCTGTGGGAGTGTGAGACCTGTGTTGGTTGATGTTGAATCGTCTGCTGCGCGTACTACGCGGCGGGCTTCGTCATCACCTAGGGCTGACTTGATAGATGCTTCGAGGTATTGCGCTCCTGAGATAGGTGCAACGCGCTCGCGGGTGTAGTGAGATGCTGCAACTGTTGGGCGAGCTGCTTCTTCGGCTGCTGCTTCAACTGCTGGAGCTTCTACCTGAGTGGTTTCTTCCACTTGTGGCTCGCTTTCTGGTTGGGTTTCAGCAGGGATAACTTCCTCTGCTGCGATCTCAAGCACCTGAGCAGACTTAAAGGCTGGCTCTGTTACTAGAGAAACTTCTTTGAGTTTGGCGGCTGTCACAACTGTGTGACCTTCGCGTGATGGTGCTGACTTAATAATCTCTGCACCGATTGAAAGTCCGGAAACGAGACCTTCGCTAGCCATGACAAGTGCATCGTTGCCACCTGTTGAACGTGACAACTTGAAGGTTGCATAAATGCCGTCTGGACGTACTGTGGCTGTAACCATGCGTCCTACTGGCTTTTTCATGTCGTGCTGTGATAGCAGCTTAATCTTTGATGGATCGTCAATCTCAATAGAACCAGCCTCGAATACAACGCCACCAAGATTGGTGTTGCCGATTTCGCCAGTTCCCATTGGAACGATTTTGCCGCTAATCTCGCGGCGCTCTTCGCTGCACTCAATAGAGGATGCTTCGATGTATAGAGTTTCCATTAACTTAGTCCTTCGCTTCCGTTAGGAGTTAAATCTGTCATTTCCATAGCCTGTTCAGTTGTAATCAGCCCTAGAGTTAGCATCTTCTCAATCACGCTAAGTTCGACCATTGGGTCTTGCTTAAGGAATGTGTCAAAGACTGCAAAGCGAACTTCGTGTCCTGCTGTAGAAATGTCATCCATAGATAGACGAGTCTGAATAGCCTGAATGTAAGGCTCAATGCTAAGCGCGAAGAATTGCTTGCGCTCTTCTGTCACGTTTGCATAAGTCATGGTTGTATTCTGATCTGCTGACAAGTAGTAAGCAGGCACGTTCATAGCGCGAGCAATTTCAGTAGATAGGTTCTGAATTGCCTCGTTATACATCATGTCTTTTGGTGAGAACTGTGTAGATTGGAACTCAAGTGTGCTGGTGAGGTAAGCAGTCGAGTTATTGTTGCGGCTGCGCTTCCAAGCTGCGAGAAGTCCAGCAACCTCGGCGGGCGGAAGGTCAGCCCCCGTATTCCTCAATATCCCAGAGCTCATCGGAGTCGATGCGGAAATAGATGCAGCCTTCTGAATGTCAATCGCTGATTGGATAGTGCGACCAGCGCGTTCTAACACGCCTTCATCGAATCCCTGAATAGTAACGATGTCGTTCATAGCAATAGGAGCAGCATCAACGTAATACTGCGTGACCATGATGCCTTCTAGGTCAGTTGTGAATGTAACGCGGGCGTTGGCAATCCACTCAAACGCTGCTGGGCGACCATCTTCTGCGTAGCGTTCTGTAACACGAAGATAAGAGACTCCATAGAACAAGAGTGAATCTACGATCCAGCAGATAGTGATAAATGATGGTTGATTCTTTGCTAGTTGGCTAATCCAACGTGGCGCAGCCATAACTTCGCCTGTGCGCTTATTGTAATATTCTAAAGGGATTCCTGCGACTGTTCCACAGATTAGGTTGCGGGCTCTGGCTACTGATGGCACAGACATCGCATCTTTGCGAGAGACTCGTAGCTGAATCGCGTTATAGAGTGAGGGCAGATTTTCGCCCATGACCTGTGGCGCAAGTTGCGCTTCTAATATTTGTGGCTTACGCGAGAAGAGACCCATAGAAGGCAATTATACACTACATATAGATTATTCTGTGTATATAGCCGCTACCTGTTGTGGTTTGTAAAGCATGTGAACAACCATGGCGGTAGCAATCGCTCCAGAGACATCTCCTGCACTCTTGCGTTTAACAATACGCCAAGCGGAATCATTAACCTTGGCTGCGCAGTTATTCATCTGCTGAATCCAGTTTTCCTGACCTGAATGAACAAGGCGCTTTGAGTTGAGGCTGTCGTTAAGGTCTCCGCATGCCTGATAGAACGATGCGCCAGAGATGTCCTGCACAATCTGTCCAGCGTTAGAGAGCTTGTCCGCGATTGACTGGGCTGTGTACTTGTCGTAGCAGATTTGCCTTGGGCGATACTGGTCAGCCCATGCCTTGATGTCCACCGCAATCTTTAGATCATCAACGCTCACTTGGCTTTCCCACGTTTGTAGGATTCCAACTCCAATGCGACCATCTGGGAGTATTTGCCCAGCAACCAGACTTGCATTACGGCGAGACGGACTGACATCAAATGCAAATACTGTATAACCGCCCACAGGAATCGTGAGTGTTGAGTCGCTCGTCTCCTCAAGGATTCCATGAGCCCACGGACTCGCCAAAGAATCGATCCATTGACACAATAGCTCTGTTCTAGTATTTTCAATAGGGCTTGTCGCAACTGCTTCTTCAAGGGCTTCCTCACTTATCGTATATCCGAGTGCTGGGTTGGCTTGAGCCCAACCTGCACGATCCGTAATCTTGCAATACTGGGGAGCGCTGTACTCATAGAACCCGAAGCTCTTAGGCGGGTTCTCTAGCGCCCTTTCTCTCATGCCATTAAGGACTACCGAGAAAGCGTCTCCTGCATTCGAGGTAAGAAGCGTTTGAGCATTTGGACGCGCTCTAGTTGTAGGGATAGCAGCTCTAAATCCTTCTTCGTTAATCTCTCGGAGTTCGTCAATGAAGAGGAAGTCTGCAGTACGTCCGCGAGATCCGTCTCGAGTAGCCGCAACAACGTCCAGCCTTCTTCCGTCCAGCATCTCAATAGACTCTGTGCCGTTGGCGTACCTGATCTGTTTAACGAAGCCTTTGAGGTGGTCATTGTTCTCCAATACTTGAGCGACTTGTCTAAAGGTGTCCAGAGCCATGCTTCGATTAGAGGACATGATGAGGACGTTCTTACTATCCCATTTCAGCAGGTGAGCCAAGATAAGCATACGAGCTAGGTGGGTCTTTCCATTCTGTCGAGCGATAAGCAGCAGGTTTGTCTTGCGAATCCACATGCCCTTCTTGTCCACGCCTAGCATGTCCTTGAGAACGTACTCCTGCCATGGCAGAAGCGGCATATCTATGATCGTGCAAAGGTCTTTGACATCTTGCAGCTTGTTAGCGCCCTTTAATGGGATGCTGGCGAGCCTTGGTTTGGTTGCCCCTCGTAGGGCTTTGGACTGCTTGGCTGGCATCGGGTTAATTCCCGACTGGTCTGGCTGTAAATGGACTGTCTTGGTGGATTACCGACTGTGTCGGAGAGGGAAAGGCAGAAAAAACAGGGGGGCTCTCCTT